TCATAATCCAAGCCAACTTCATGCTCGTACACTTTAAAGTCGGCAGCGTCCATCATCAAAGGCTGACGGAATACGCCACGGTCAATACCAGCAGTGCGATCAAGCTCACCAATGTACCATGTGTTTTCCACATAGTTATAAACAACGTAGCGATCATTTTCGATAGACGAACCGCTTGGGTAAAACCACCAAACCTCGCCAAACATAGAGTTTGACATGGCAAAGACTTTGCTGATCTGCGGTCTGTTTATGTCGTTAAACACATAGTCAGACACATCGCATGGCATTTCTTGCACAGCGCCACCTGTGTACATGTAGAACGAATTAACGCCCATCCACATAGCACCTTGGTCTACGACAACGCAGGCTTGCGCTGCTGCTAGTCCGCATGACGTACCAACGCGCTCAATGCCATACACATAGGGTGGGCCAATGTAGTTCGCCACATGCGCATCGCGGCTGGTCAGCAGCAAGGTTTGCCCCTTGACCGTATGACCTGCCATAAGTTCGCCAGAAGTTTGCAGCTCCAAATCACCAGCTTCGTTTGTGGCTGCTGGTGTCCAAGTATTGTTATCCTCACGATCAGACCACTGCACCTTGCGAGGATTACCGCCTGCACCTAGCGCAAACAAGAAACGCTCTTCTGTTACGACAATGCCCTTATTGCTTGTCGGAGCGTTGCTTAGAACTGCTGCGGCTGTTGCGCCGTCTAGCTGCCATTCGTAAATCTTACCGTCATCTGAATTGCAGGCCAGCAAGTATTCACCCCAAGGCTGCAAGTGCCAAGATGTAGCTGGGTCAATGTTGATCGTGTCAGGCCGCGCAACGCCATAAGCGTATGACCCATAAAACCCATAGCCATACCCAGTAAACGCATCTGCATCAATGCGGCCTGCTGTAAGTCCTGCTGGGGTAATGTCGTATTGAACGCCTGCCTCAGTCCAAGCGTACAACTTATTGTACGTCCCTGATGCAATGTAGCGATTGCTTGAGTTGTCAATCCAAGTCAGCATTCCGCGTAGCTGGGCATTGCCTGCGTTACTGGAGCGAGTACGCCACCCGCCAACTGGACGCATAACGCCGTCATGCCAGCGTACAAGATTTGCGTCACGCCAACGACCTCTACTCTGTAGGTCTGTTCCCTGTCGATAAATTCCTGCTGGGATGTTCAAATCAATGAGAGACATTGGCGCACCTTTGTTATTGCGTTGTTCGCAATATAACACATTGGCGTAAATATGCAAAAGCCCAGCGTTTTGCTGGGCTGATGCTTAGATATGCTGCTAAGTTACTCAGCGGCAACCTCTTCTGGCTGCTCTGCAAGTGAGGCTTTTAGCATATTCACGAATGCGTCTTTGCCTACTGACATTTGCGTCACGCTAAACTGGGCTGAGTTGATCTTGCGATCTAAGTCAGCGATATGACGCACCATAGCTTGCTGCTCGTCTGTCATATCTTCTAGCGTGTATTCTACGTCATCAATCGTGATTGGCGTTGCTTGTTTATCTGCCATCTTGATTTTCCTCTAAGTTATTCAGCGGCCCATGGCGTACCACTTGCGCTGGTTGGGTTTTGCTCTGCGGCAATCTTATCCGCAATAGCTTGCTCTACTGCATCCGCATCTAGTTGAGCCTTAGCCCACTCGATTGCGTTTGCCTCTGTGACGCTATCGTATGCAATAAACCCTGCATCTGATGCATCGTATTCGTGTGACGTTGTGCCATAGCTAGACGCAGAGTGATCTCCGTCTACGCCATCGCAACGCCAGTGGATGACGGTGATACCACCTGTTGCGGTGTCGTACTCAGTGTTTGCTACTGACCATGTGTAAGTTACCATTTTGTATCTCCTTTAAAAGAGTTTGATTTGCTGCAGTTCATATCTGCTGGCAATATTTGTAAGTTCCAAGGTACATGTAACCCAGATATGTTCTTACCTTGTAGTGGAACTATGTGGTCAACATGATACTTTTCCCCAGATACTTTCTGCAAGTCAGCCGCCAGCCAATACAGGTTTCCTATTTCTGCATGATGCTGTGACGTAAGCCATTGCGGCGTTCTCTTTAGCTTTGCAGCATCTCTACGCTTTTGTTTTGCTGCGTGTTTGTCGCTATTAAGCCGCCTCCAGTTTTTTAGATCAACCTTTCGCTTTTCCTTGTTGTTGGCAAGGTAGTTCTGAACGTAAGCATTACGCTTTTCTGGGTGCCGATTAAGATAAGCTAACTGCTTACGATAAACTTTGTCTGGGTTATCTTTCTGCCATTTGCTATGGCTTATTGATAAGCAAACAACACATGTTGCATTGGATGTCTGTCGTTCAGCCACATGACCATGCTTGCAGGGCTGCCCAGTGTAGTATCTGGTAGCTCCCTGCGCCTTAGCCTCAGCACGAGTATGTAGCAATGCTGACATTAAATCTCCTGTGCTGCTAAGTGTGCGGCGTAAGCATCCTTAACCGCTTGGGTGTGAACTGCGTTACAGATGGCTTGCACCTCTGTGCTTTCACCTGTGATGTCTGCATCTGGTGCAACGACATGGCGTGAGAAGGATCGGCTGATCTCTACTCCGTCACGCTTGATGACCGTGGCTGTGCGCACCTGAATGAATTTATGCTCACTCACGATCTCGATTTTGTCTTGTACTGTTTCTTCTGTTAGCATTGTTATCTCCTATGCTTGGACTGACTACCCAAAGCTATGCAGTGGGTTAAGTTGTGTAAGTAAACGCTGCACTTATAACGCCTGTAGTAAAGGCGCTTATGTAATTTAAAACACCACCTGCATCGTTATATAAATACGCTGCGGTTGAGCCGTTGTAGGGGGATATAAAAAATCTGTATTGATCTGAAACCGTAAGGGCATTTGCTCGCATTAACCTGCCTCCATGTATGCCCGTTACTGAACCCTGCGGAGCAAAAGGAAGAGCAATGTATATATTGCTTCCCCCTGTAGGCGCACCTGTTATACTCATATAAAACTGGCAAGTAACCTGATTGCCTATCTTTGTATAGAAGCCTTGCTGTGTCCCGTATGTTTCCCCTGTAGCCCCACTAAGTGCAGGCGTCCAAGTCCCAAATTCATAGTCATCCAGCTTATTAGCCGACCCAGTGCCGCCAAGGTATACACCGCCAGACAGGTAGAGGTCTTTGAAGCGGCTATCCGTCCAACCTAAACTTACATTCCCGTTGGAAAGACCACCTGTGTTTGTAACAGGAGAAAGCGCATTGGCTGCGTCATACGATCTCAGGCCAGCATTTGCACCCGAACTGGTAAAGTAAACATCACCACCAATAGTCCCAATACTCCCCACCGTGGTGCCGTCTTTGCGGAACGCTGCAATGTCTCCATCTGAGCCTAACCGATTGATAACCGTTGGTGTTCCTGTGCGGGTCAGATAAAAAAGACCACTGCTCTGCAATTCTGCACCAGCAGTTACTCCAGCATCAGCACTAGTCTTACCCACCAACAGATTACCGCTGCTGTCGATGCGCATGCGTTCTGTGTTGTTAGTATGAAACTCTAGATCGTGATTTGACTCAACATTTATGACTGCATTGGTTGAGCTTGTTACACCTATATTAAACTTTCTATCAGTTCCAACAGTAGTTTGAAGACGCAATTTTGAGTCACTGCCGTCTTGAATCTCAACCTTGGCTTCTGGCGAATCTGTCCCAATCCCGACATTACCGCTGCTGTCGATGCGCATGCGTTCTGTGCCATCTACCTTAAATATTGCAGCACTTAATGCACGATTATTACCCGCATCAATATCAAACGTCATAGCGTTGTTATTGTCAGTAAAGATGCGTGAATAACCTGTTATCCCACTAGAAGTATCCTCAAAGCGAATAGCAGGGTCTATTGCAGCGATGTGTAAAGGGTCACTTACTGTTGTCGTCCCAATCCCCAAGCTCTCCGCACTCGCATCCCAGAAGAACTTGGCAGTCGTGCCTGTGTCCTCACGGAACGAAATATCCCCACTGTCATCAAGATTAAAATATTCTTTATCTCCGACACCTAATTGCAAAACTCTACTGGTATACTCATTTGCACTATCAGCAGATATAACTAGACTACCTGAATATACAGACATATTTGCTGAACCACCATCTGTGTCAGTCATTGTAAAGACAGGAGTGCTATCACTCATGTTTACATCCCCATCCACAGTCAGCCCATCAGCCGTGACAGTGCCAGTTACGTCAATACCTGTGGAGGTGGTGGCGAGTTTGAGTGCGTTGTCGTAATAAAGGTCTACTGAACCATTAACATTAAATTGCGCTAATGTTTCACCAAGTCCAGCTGTAGCTATTCTAACAGATGCATCGCCGCCCAAAACAAGATTACCTGTCCCTGCATCCCTAACAATACTGTCAGTACCATTATGGTAAATCTGTAGGTCAGACCCTGCGCCGAAGATGGCTTTGTCGTTGTCGCCGAAGGATACATCGCCAGAAACTGCAAGAGAAGTCAGCGTTCCCAAAGACGTCACGTTAGGCTGCGCCGCAGTTGCCAGCGTGCCAGTAATGCTTGTGTTGGCTGTCAGCGTGGTAAACGTACCTGCGCCAGCCGTGGTGCCGCCAATCGTAACGCCATCTAACGTGCCTGAGTTAATGTCGATACCAGTGATGGGCGTAGTACCGTCAAGGATGTCATCCAGGTTGTCCCAGTTACCATTTAGGTAGCCGCCCC